ACAGAGGGGACTGGCCGGGCCGGTCGATGCGGCGAATGCCCCCTGCGCCGCCGGGCTGGGCAGGTTGAGCGGATGTGTCAGCACCGGGCGATGTGGTGCTCGCGAGCGCGGGCGTGCTGTCCATGGGGTCAGCCGGGCGGGCGAGTGCAGCAGGCTGGGCCACATTGGGCCCGGCGGTCTCCGCCCCCATTGCTGCCGACGCGGCAGTGGAGCCAGCGCCTGCCGTCAGGAGTCGCGTCACAGCATTGATACCACCGCTGATGGCACCGCCTGTGCGGGCAACCAGAGGCACAGCACCCGCAGTACCGGGCATTGCCGCCGCGATGTTGGAGAGGTTGCGGCCAGCCTCCGTGTTGCTCCAGCGGTCCTGGGAGCCATCAGCGGCGGGGGCCGAGCGTTGACCGTCGGTCGGGATCTGGGCCACTGCGCTGACGCGATCCATGGCGGACATGCCTGCGGGTGCGGCGTTGGGCGGCGTAGCTGCGATGCGTGCTGCCTGGCTGATCGGGATGCCGCTGGATCCGCTGTCGCCCTGCAGTCGGTTGCCAGGGAACGTGTTCGAGGGCGAGGCCATCACGTTGCCGGTGCGGCTGACCTGCGCCAAGGATCCATCCCGGGCAGCTGCGGCGGCATCGCCGAAACTGTTGAGCTTGCGGTCCTTGTCGTCTGTGACTATGCCGCCATCGGCATATCGCCCGCGCCGCGCCGGCCGCCCGGTGGGTTCATGCGTGCTGGCCACAAGGCCCCGGAGGCTTTTCACGCCCACGGCCTTGACGGTGTCGGCCGGCAAAACGAACTCGCCGTCAGACAGGCGAGCAGAAATGGAGTCAGAGGTGCTTGTGCCTTCACCCCGAACATAGCCCCCTTGCGCGTGGTGAGGAGGCTCCCAAAGGCCCATGAGCCTTCGTGCCGCAGCTGTTGTGTTGGAGCGCATAGAGATTGCCTTTCGAGTTACTCGATGCAGTCTCTTCACCCTGAATCCAGCGGCCAACCCCTAGCCGAGGTTGATACGATCGGGGAAGGAGGAAAGGAAATGGATCTGAACACAACACTCTCTGTTGTTGCGGTAGTCATCGCATTGGCATCACTGGTTGCCACATTGGCGCAATTCAAAGAAGACGCCTGGGGAAACCTTAGACGCTGGGGAAAAAAGGCCGTCAATGTCGCAACGATTATTTTTACTCTGGGCGCCCTTTTTAATGGATCTCTGGGCGTCTACCTTTTTTGGAGAGCTGAGGGGATTCCTACAAGGAACGACATCATCGGTCTTGTAATTTTTCTGACCAACATCGGTATTGGATTTTGGCTGTTGAATTCTCTTGGAAATGCAAGGGTCCGAGAAAAAACAGCGCGCAAGAGCCTCGACCCCGCAGCGCCTCAAACCTAATCACCAACTACTCCGCACCAACGGTGGACGACGATCTCGCTGTTTGCGCTGAACATTGGCGTCCTGCCTTTCACTGAATACCTGCTCGAACAGGCCCAGCGAAACCGCCGCCTTGGTCTCGTTGAAGATCTCGGCATCCTGGCGCAGATAGGCCCGGTGCAGGATCCAGTCCAGCAGGCGCAGGTGGTAGCGCGCCGGGATCTCTGGCTCGCTGCGGCAGGCTTGGGGCCGGAGGTCATCGAGCGCTCCCCGGTAGACGGTCATGCTCACGGTGTCGGCCTCCAGGGGCTCGGGCACGAAGCGGACATGTGGGGCAGATCGGCCAGCAGCCTGCTCGAGAATGAAGTAGAGCGGCACCCCGCGCCGTTGCTCCCAAGCACCGAAGCTGCAGTCCAGCTCCTCGACGCTGGCTTCCTGGAGCGTGCGCCCGCGCAGCGTCAGCCGCTTGATCTCCAGCACGCTGGGGTGCAGGGGATAGGTGGATTTGCCGGGCTCCAGAGCGATGGAGCACACGGCGGGGGTGGTGCGGTCTTCCAGGAGCTTGGCCCGCTCGCAGGCCTCTTGCACGGCCTCATTCAGGTAGCCGACGATGTCCTCGTCGGACCAGAAATGGGGGGCCTCGAGGTCATCGACCGACCGCCGAAACCGCCCGATGATCTCTTCGACCCTCATGGCATTACGCCTGCGCGCCCGCTGTGACCTCGGCAAAGACCTGGTCGGCTTCCTCGCGGGATACCTGGAAGCCAGTGACTGCCTTCAGGCACACCAGATTGGGCTTGCCGTCGTGCGTGAAATCGTCCTTGTCGCCGCGTGCGGCCATCGCCTGCAGCGCCTCGCGGACAGTCAGCTGCCGCGACAGGATCTGGGTTCTCACCTCGGCGGTGCCGCCTTCAACCAGCACGGCGCCACGCGCCATGGCTTCGCGTTGAAATCGCAGGGGCACATCGATGCCTTCGGGCGTGGCCGGCACAACCATCGTGTGCCCGGATGTCAGCGAGACGGGGAGAGGATCGGTGCCGGGGGCACGGAATGTCATGGAGTTCATGGTCTTGTCCTTGGTAAGAAAAAGCCCGGCAGCGCCTGGCCGCCGGGTAAAGGCCCTTTGAGGGCCTGGCCACCGAGAAAGAATCAGGCCTGCGTGAAGGCCGAGCGGCCCGGCACGTAGTACTGGATGGAGATGCGCGCCTGGCCGGCCGTGGCCGCCGCGCCGGCCTGAGCCAGCAGGGCTTTCAGGGCTTCAGCCTTGGGATGCCGCCAGCCGGTGATGGTCAGCGCCGTGCGGCCCGTCGTCTTCAGGTCGATGGGCGTGGCGGTGTAGCGGTCGTCGTCGGCCATGTCGCCCAGCTTCAGCGTGGCGCTCGTTGCCGAGTTCCAGGCGGTCAGCACGGTGACGTCGCCGCCCACCAGGATGGCGTTGCCGGGCAGGTCGAATGCAGCCTCGGCCGTGCCGTAGGCCGTGGGGTCGGCGTAACCGATCTCCAGGTAGGCGGCGATCAGTTCCTGGCGCGAGGGATTTTTCTTGATAGGCATGGTGCGCTCCTTCAGCAGCAAAGGGAGAGAGCACCGGGACCGACAGGCCCCGGCGAGAGGCCTGCTTACGGCAGGTAGTGGTCGATGGCGAAGAGGCCGAAGTCCTCGACCGACTTGTTGTAGATCGAGGGGAACTGAGGCTTGAGGAAGCCGACCAGCTTGTCGATGTTCAGGCCCACCTGGCTGTTGTACTGGAACGTCTTCTCGTCCCAGTCGCCAGGGCCCAGATCCGCCATGCCCAAGGCCTGGGCACCGCAAACCAGCGTGCGGGTGCCATTGACGTTGCCGCCCGCGCCCCACTTCTGGCCGGCGGCCGCGCCCTTGGTGTTGTAGACCAGGTTGAACTCATGGATCACGGCACCGTCGATGGTCACCGTGGCGCCCGTGAACCATGGCGAGTTCTGCCCATCCATCGCAGCAACAGCCGTGACCGCTTCACGGTAGGCCTGATCCTGCTTCAGCAGACGCACCCGTGCGGGGCAATCGTGAGATCGCCCTGCTCTCGAACCTGATGAACGTGGCCATCGAGCGCGGGCTGATTGACGCCAACCCGTGCAAGCGGGTCAAGAAGAACAGCGAGCGGGCCAGAACGGAAGCGCCGGAGCCGGCCGAGCTGCGTGCCTTCCTGGACTGGCTGGAGGCCGGTAGCCCAGCGCGCAAGACCCTGGCCCTGATGGCGGAGTTTGCCGCCTTGGCTGGCTCGCGCCGCGTGGAGTTCCTGGCCCTGCAGGTGCCTCAGATCGACATGCAGGCCGGCGAGATCCGGCTGATGCGCGCAAAGCAGCACGGCGGCACCAAGCGGGCGGAGAACATCGCCATGGGCCCGGCCATGCTGGACCTGGCCAAGAGGCTGCTGCAGCTGCCACGCCCCGAGACATCGCTGCACGTCTTCATCAACCAGCACGGCAGCCCACTCACGGAATCGGGCTTCACCACGGGCTGGCAGCGGGCGATGGTCGAGGCCTTGGAGACCAAGGTGATCAGCCAGGCGCTTCACCTTCCACGACCTGCGGGCGTACTACACGACCCAGCACAAGGCACGGTATGGCGCCCTGCCCGAGCTTCACGCCAGCTCGGCCACCACGGCCCGGGTCTACGACCGCTCGAAGGTCTCGAAACGACAGTCCCTGGGCTGACCTCTATTCCCAAATTGGGAATAAAACAAAAGCCGCGCTACCTTTACGATAGCGCGGCTTCCGCGTGTTTGTTGGTGGGTCCTGCGAGATTCGAACTCGCGACCAACGGATTAAAAGCGGCGTGCTCGCTTCGCGCGATGTATTGTTTCCCTCTGTGCGCTGCGGCGCGCAGCCCGCGTAGAACCCATGGCTCGCAGCCATGATGGCAAAAATCCCCGCACACTTCGCCTGCTGAAACGACAAAAGCCCCCTCGGCTGCCATCACGGCGCCGAGGGGGTTTTTTGCGTTTGGGGTGCCTACATCCGTCCTGGGAAAAATCAACATCGCTCAGGGCTGGCCAGCACCCTACCCCTCGGCCTTCAGCTCGGCCAACTGCTGGGCTGGTAGCAGTGCCTCCTCGTCTGGTTTCTCCGCTCCGCTCCTCAGCACGCCCAGCGGCGGCAGCTTGATCAGCGCATCAGCTTGGGCGGCCGTACCGTGCAGCCAAGCATCCCAGTCCTGCTCCTCAAGCATCACCACGCCGCGCTTTTCCTTGCCGGGCCTGTGCATCATCGACAGCACCGGGTGCCCGTCTGCGGGCTGCGTGATCATTGTGTAGTTCGGCACGACCTCGCCTGTCTCGGGGTCCGTCCACTCGCTGTAGAGCCCGGCCAGGGCCGCCGGCTGCCCGTCCGCGCGCCGGAACGACCACCAGACATTGCGTGAGCCCAGGCCCCAGTACGGCTCGACCCACGACTCGGCGGGGATCAGACAGCGCTGGCCCGCGCGCCAGGCGGGCGCGAACGTCCACGACTTGGCCAGCGTCTCGCGTCGGGCGTTGTTCGTGCTCATGGGCTTGCCGTCGCTGGTCATCGGCCGTCGCGTCTTCGAGCTGCGCGGGATCATGCCCCACTGACCGACCTCGAGCACGCCACCCGCAGTGATGTACGGGCCCAGGGCCAAGGGCGTGACGTGCGGCTTCCACCACCGGTTCGGTGCCTGTCTGCCGATCCGGAACGCGCGATCAATCTCGGTCTCTCGCGGGGTGTTGTACCTGTTACACATGGGGCCACCTTTTTGTCGGCCGCTCTATCGCAGCTTTTGCCGCAGCGTACTGCCGATTGAGCCAGCTGCCCATCAGCTCCAGCGCCGGGCCTATGCCTGCGCGATCGGGACAGCACAGCCAGGTTTGCGGCCACTGTCTCAGATCGCCCTCATCCCACTCTTGCCCCTGCAGCAGCATCGACCCATCAGGGCGTGCCCTCAGCATCTCCACGCGGATCATGCCCCGCGTGAGCTGATTGCCCGAGCCGCCAGGATCAATGATGTCCACCCTATCGTCGCCGAATTCATTCGTCGTAAGCAGCAGCCCAGTTACTCGGTCTACCTTGTAGAGCTTGTGGGGCGGCATGTAGACGCCGCAGAAGCGGAGGCGCAGCATTGTCACCGGCCAGCCTGCAACGAGATGCCCCTCACGCTCACGCAGGCTGCCGGGGGAACAGCCGTCGCGCTTGTATCGACCCGGAAGGTCGGGCAACCCTGATTGATCGTGGGGCATGACATTTTCACTGTATGAATATACAGTTATTATGCAAACCCGATCGCCAGGAGGTCCAGATGATCACCCCTCAAGCAACCCAGAAATTCGCCCTGCTTCGCATGCCGGAATGGTTCGGCGTGCCTGAGATTGAGCCGCTGCCAGCCCCGCCAGAGGCCTATCGGATCGTGGAAGCGCAACCCGGCTGGTTCGAGGTGCGCGGGCCTGGCGGCGCGCTTGTGTACAGCGGCCTGGGGCCGGTCCAGATTCTGGCGGCCCGCGATGTATGACGATGACGACCCGCTGAACTGCCTGCACCCGACAGTTGTGTGGCCATCAGGGTGGACGGCGGTCTGTGGCCAGGAGATCCTTCCACTGGCCCCGGAGTGCTATCGGGTCGTGCACACAACCCCGTGGTGGTCCATCGTCCTGGATCCGGACGGCAATGTCGTCTACCGTGGCTTCGGGCCTGTCCAGGTCATCCGCTCGCCGGCACCTTTCTGACCCGCGGGCACAATGCCGGCCATGATCAACCCAACACACCCCAAGCACACAGTCCACCAGCGAGTCGTCGCTGGCTTCATGGGACATTGGAAGGCCCACGGCGACAAGTACCCCCAGCGCTTCCGCCTGCCACCGGAGGAGCTCTATCACCTGGACCATGTGATGCACAAAGGCGCACACCCAGGACTGATGTGGGGCGTGCCGCTCGATGCAGACCCGAATACGCGCGGGGAGATGATCGCAATCGACGGGACTGTGGTGTCGATAGGGTCGCCTGATCCAGAAACCGCCCCCTGATTGAGCGGGCAAACTCAAACGCCTACGAGGAGGCTCCAATGCCAACAGAAGACTTCACATACCAGGGCAAGCCGGGAAAATCAGGCTGGTATGCCGTTCGCGCCTGCTGGGCATCGGATGAGCCGTTGTTTACCGATGCACTGCTATGGGATGGGCAGAAATGGCCTGATGTGCCATTCGTGTCTGGATTCCATGGACCCCACGAGAGCCGGGAGGAAGCCGCCGCCTGGGCTGCGGATCACGATCCCGACTTCGAGGACTAGACGCCAGCCGCCAGCTTGTCGCGCAGCCGGAAGCCCAGCAGCGGCCAGATCTTCTGCACGGCGTTCTCGCGCGCGATGCGGCGGCCGATGGCGGCGTCGAAGTTCTCGGGGCTTGCGCACGCGCTTTCGCCGGTCACGGTGAAGCCGTTGCGCAGGACCAAGACGCAGAATGTCAGCAGGTCAATCGACGGATGCGCCTCATCTGCGGCCGTGGGGTCTGGCCACCAAGCCCTGTGTGCCTCCCCGGCGTTGATGTAGTAGGTATGCGTGATTTCCGCCTCAATGTCAGCCGGCGTCACGCGCGGCGCGGTCTTGCCCTTGGCCTGGATCTCGTCTTCGATGGACTGCTCAGCCGGAGAGAGGTTAGGCAGAGGACCCGGGCCGGTGGCTGTTGTGCCGTCGGCGTAGGCCTTTGATTCGATGGCTGCGCCCACAATCACCCAGTCTTCAGCCAGGCAGTCGTTCACGCTGGGCACCCAGGTGCTGACGGTCTCGTCAACGTTCTTGATGGCCATGTAGGCGTTGTATGGCACCATGGCGCCCGCGCCGAAGTGCGCCTTGGCGGCACCGGTCTGCACGGGATAGCTGGCGGCGGGCACCAGGTAGATGAACATGCCCCGGCCATTCCAGCCGGTGCGCGCCAGACGGGCGCCTGCCTTGAGCAGTTGGATGGCATCGCCGAAGTTGAGTCGAGTGTCTGCGGTCATGGATTGCTTTCTGCGGTGGTGCCTGCGGCCGGCAGGCTCGGGATCACGGGCCAGGCGGCGCCGAGGGTTTGGACATCAGCTGCGTGCCCTGCAGCCTTTGCTGCCATGTCGCCATACGCTGCGCGGCAGTCTTCAAATACGACTCCGAGGGCAGTGGCGTACTCAAGGACGGCAGCAGGGGGAGCGCTGGCAAGTCGGCGGGCGGCATCTGCGGATTGCTCGCGCAGGCCGTCAGAGACAGCGCGCAGCTGATCAAGATCACGGCGCAGCAGCGCCTCGCGGTCACGGGCAGCATTCAGCGCCTCCTGGTAGTTGATGTTGATGTACTGCTCTGCGCGGCGCACGCGGGTGTCGGCCGCGCGCTGTGCGGTGCTGACAGCCAGCTTTTCGCCCACAGCTACAGCGCGGGCCTCGGCCAAGTCCGCGCCCAGGCGAGCGCCCTGGTAGCTCCAGGCCAAGAACGCGGCCAGGCCAGCGGCGGCC